ACTGGTGATGATGCACTTATCGCTTCTGGTGATGACTTTGGATTCAATGAGATGTCTTCTTTCTTTGAGGACTTCAAACAGTATTCTCCATCACAACAAAAGGACGTATAAGTCATGAAATTTGATGAAATTGATGATGCATTAGATATAGTTAAGGATACTTCCGAACCTATTGAGATTGATAATGTCAAACCAATCAAGTGTGATAAAGATGATCTTGATCGTGATTATGAATATACTCGTGGTCATCTCTATTCATTAATAGAGAAAGGTCAAGAAGCTATTGATGGTATCATGGAGATTTCTCAAGAGAGTGGATCTGCCAGAGCTTACGAAGTTACTGGACAGATAATTAAAAGTGTGGCTGATGCCACAGATAAATTATTAGACCTACAGAAAAAAATCAAGGACATTAAGGAACCAAAAGATAAAAGTCCCAACAATGTCACCAACGCACTATTTGTAGGATCGACAGCTGAATTACAAAAATTATTAAAAAAAGGTAAGTTAGATGACTGACCCGAAGAAAGAAGTAAAGAAAGAAGAACCTAAAAAGAAAGGTCTTCTAGAAAAACTAAAAGAGACTGTTGATGACAGAGAAGAACAGATGATGATTCTCTCTACTTTCGTCAGACTCGGCATTTTAGTTTGGAGTGGTGCAATCTTGACTCTCGCATATGTTGAGTTACCACCAGCTCTTAAAATACCAAAACAGGATTTAGACCCAACCTTTATAGCGTCTGTTTTCACAGGTGTGCTGGCCACATTTGGCGTACAGACATCTAAGAAAGGTGGATCTGCTGGTGGTGGAGGCGGTGGTGTCTCCAAGTCTGATATGGAGAAGTTAATCGCTGCAGCTGCACAAACAGCCCCTGCACAGACAATCCGTATTGAACAAGCACCTGTTCAAATCACCCCACAAGCACCTGACAAAAAGTAACTATTAAAAAAATCATGCAGAAAATTGTAAATGGAATCGCTATTGCAAGTGGTGTTATCTCTCTCACCGTTGTTGGTACTATTGGGTACGTATTCATACGCAAGGATGCGATTATCGAAAACGTCAAAAGTAAAGTAATGGAATCTGTAATGGGTTCTGTTGGAGATTCATTACCTGATGTTGTAGGTGATGTATTACCTGATATTACAGGCCCTGCAGGGCCAATGCCCGAAGGTGTTGGATTAGGTGTTCCTAATTTTTAATGTCTATACCTACAATTGAAATTGAGGAAGTATCTGTTCAGGAAGTATATGTTCCTAATTGGATACAACAACAACCTACTGTTGATTATCTAGTTCCCCCTGTAATATTAAACATTGGTAATCCCATTGTTAATATGCCTGGTTGTGTTAAATCACATAGAGATAATCAATATCATAAAAGTGGATTGCCTGTTGATAAAAATCTTGTAGAACAAGATCCAGATAAGGCAATGATTCTTTGTGATGCTGAGGTTCCATCTTATGATGCAATGAATTATGAACCTGAACAGTTAATAATCGTAAGAGAAGCTCCAGTACCAAATGTACCACCCCCAGAAACTCCTCCGACACCAGATGTTCCTAACACTGGAGATTTGTCTTCAAATGAAGAAGTACCTTGCCCAGGCCCAGGCCAATTAAGAGTTGGTGATGTTACACAATCAGGTGATGAGAGAGTTATAGGTCATCAACTCATTGATAATGGCAAAACATGTGAAACATTATATGAACCCACTACAATAGTTGAAAAATTTCTGCCGCCAGTAAATCAAGCATCAACTGTAACAGCACTTGCGGTTGTGGCAACAGCAGGTGCTGCTGCGACACCATTATTAATAAGAATTATAAGACCTGTAATTAAAAAAATATGGACTACGGTTCAGAAAAAAATAGGAAAGACACCATATAAACCAACATCAAATGAAATTCAGACTAATCGATATCGCCAATCGAAAGGTTTATCTCCTTTAAATTTTGAGAAGATGAAGAAGAAGGGTTAGGTGTAATTGTATGTGTATGATTTGGTAGTGTGCCTGGCGGATTTACCAAAACTACGTCGGCACATACGGCATGATATGGCGACTTGGGATGAAACATTACGCCAGCCTTCATCAGTTCGCCACAATTTTTAAGACGAGCTAATTCAAAATCTAATCTTTTATTTGCAGTTTGTTGTTCCAACCATGCATTTTGAGTTGCAGCAGATTCTTTACATTGTGCCTGTAATTCTTTATCTAATGGTCGTGACCATGTTGCCGATACACCAGCGGATAAATTATAAACTTCTTGTTGTCCTGTTCTTGTTGGAACGTAGTAGAGTATTGAGCCAGGATTGTCTAATACACCATCATCATCTAAATCTGACATGTCGTACAC